AAAGCGCTGCAGAACTGTCTCTCTATTGACCTTACACCATGCTTCGAGTTCGAAGTGTTGGTAAACAGGGGCCTCGGAACTGTTGACTGGGCCGCTGAGAAGGACCACCGTGTGAACCCGAATGTTTGTAACATCGACAGTAACACTGTTTATCGCAAGTGTGGAGAGTTGTTTTCACGACTACTACGCAGCGGACACAAACCGACCAAAAAGAAGTGGGACAACCACTGGAAGATGAGATGGAAGTGGGCACCAGCCGGCACTTTCTTCAGTCAATATGAAGAAGATGATGAATTCAAAGCAGCCGACAGTACACTGCGTAATAAAATCTTCGCAATGAGTAGGATGCCACACTATCCAATAAGCCACTTCATTGATCGTAACCCAGAAGTACAGGCCAAGGCAATGACTAAGTATGAATGGGGTAAACAGCGGGCTATCTATGGTGTAGATAATACTTGTTTTATCCTTAGTCAGTATGGTTTCGGTGATTGTGAGAGCCTGTTGAGTAATGTCTTTCCCATAGGTAAAAGTGCTACTACTGAAAACGTAGCCTTATCTGTCCAGAACGTTATCAAGAACGGGACACCTTTCTGTTTCGACTTTGAAGACTTTAACTCCCAGCACTCCACTGTGACGATGCAGATGGTGTTGGTTGCATACCGTGATGTGTTTTCTCATTATTTAGATCCAGATCAAGTTACTGCTATTAACTGGCAGATAGCAGCATTAGACGACGTCACTGTGTTAGACAAATTGGGAGGTAGGTATAAAGCAAAGGGAACTTTACTTTCAGGCTGGCGCATGACCACTTTTATAAACACAGTGCTTAACAAGATATATATAGATTCATGTCTTGATGGTCAACTAGTGCCAACCTTACATAATGGTGACGACGTGTTAGCAGCCGTTACGAACCTTCACCAAGTGCAAGTGCTTATGAGGGGTGCGGCATCGCTCAACATCAGATTTCAATCTCATAAATGTTTCTTAGGTGCTATTGCCGAGTTCTTACGCGTCGATCATAAACAGAAAGTAGGAGGACAGTACCTGGCTAGGGCAGTGTCGACATACGTACATGGCCCTACAGAGTCTATTGTCCCGAACGATATCATAGCGGTAGTAAAGTCACTGTCAGTTAGAAAAAAAGAAATATTAGAGAGGAGAGGAAGACCTGCAATCATGGATCGATTGAGCAATGCACAGTGCAACTGGCTCACGACACTATGGGGCCTTGAGCCTGGTAGCATCAATATTATCATGAATACACACGTAAGCTTGGGAGGCATATCTGAAGAAGTCTCTGAGCTCTCTCTAAGTCACCGGATAGAACGAGTCCCAGATAGGAGGTCATTCGATCCAGGGGGCAAGCTAGCCGCTGACATGGGTCAGCCATTACCAGGAGCTTATGCATACGCTGTCCAAGTAACCAGTTTACACGGACTTGAACACTACTGTCTGCAAGTATACAGTAGTGTCAAGAAATCAATATTTGCAACGACAATTATGAGTCGGTTTACTGTCATAATAAAGGAAATTGACGGAACAAGTCGTGGACGTGAAGTGCTCGACGCCAATCAGTATGGGATGTTCCGTGGCCAGATAGATAATGTCAAAACATTACTATCAAAGGCCTTTAAGATACCACTATTTGAGTTTACGAGAGGTATGTCAGCTGTCATCGAATCGCTGAGGTACACATTCGACCCACTCGGTACATTAGTGTTATGGACTTAAAGGTAGAAGTTGGTGGCCACCAACCC